TCAATTAATGATGTGTTGTTTATATTAATTCGCTCATACGGCCACATCGATTGAGGAGTATGAAACCATGTTGTTTTACCGGGCTTAAATTTATAAGGGTAAGTATACGTTTGATATTGTAAATGTAACTTATCATACCCCTTTTCCTGCCTTCCTCCACTAAAAATTGTAACGTACTCTCTATTAGTAATAGAATCTTCTTGTAAAAAGCAATTTCCTCTTGTTGAGTATCCTTCAATGTTTAATTGATTTTTTAAATTAAGAAAATTATATTTTAACTCAGTATCAACATTAGATTTTAAATATTCGCTATGAATTAAAAAATTATTTTTAGTATTATAAAAAGTTTTCTCACTGTTTATAGATAGATTATTTTGATTAAAACTTTTTTCATAGCTAGCCCAATCTATTGTAATTTCAGGTACCGTTAAATTAGCATTGCCCGTTAAATAAAAAATACACCTTGTATCGGTTAAGCTTATGTCTTGAAGCGTGCTTAATGCAAGTCTATTTGTTAATTGATTGTAAGTTACTCTGTATGCTCTACCCTGTATTCTGCATTGCAACGTAATTATTCCAGTTTCATTATTTTGAGTATAATAAAAATCTCTTGTATATTCTTTTAAATCATTAAACGCAGATAAAATAGTAAAGTTTAAATTTATTGTTACGGGATTAAAATTTAGATAATAATCATTATCACCATAACGGTACATTATATTGCAAATAGTATCTGTCTTTTTTATAAAATGAAATATATTTAAAGGCTCATTTTGACTTAGGTTGTTAAAGCTTTGATCATAATTAATTGTTAAGAATTCTTGGTCATCAATAGATGCATCAAATTTTAAATACTTGTAATTATTATTGTATATAACAAATATTTTTCCTACAAAAAAATCTTCTCTTATTAAAGGGGTGTAAAAATCGGTCACATCAGGTAAGTTAGTTTGTTTTGTTAAAAACATTAAACTATAATTATTTCTTTTGTAATCAGACAAACCCTCAAATACAGGAGAAGCATTTACTGAGAGGCGGCCATCAATAAAAATTTTTTTATTTTTTAGATTAACATTATCATCATGCTCGTACAATGCATCGGTATTTTTTAATGTTGTGTTTGTAAGATAGTTTACAATCATAAAATATTTAATCTAAGTTTGTTGTTCGCAGAAAGCCCGGTGTTACTATAATACCATCGCCTACAACATAAGGTGCGCCGGTATTCTCTTCAAAAACAATGTCACCAGACAAGGAAACTATTAAGTCATTCTGTAGTAATCGCAGATTGTCAGGTGTCAAATTAATACCGGGGCCTTCAACATATTCATATGTTGCAGGATCAACCACTACCGGGTTAAGGAATTGAATACGGGCCGAGGAGGCTTTCACCACAGTTACTGTATCTAATAGTTGTTGAGCTGTTTCGCCGCTTGCAAGATCTAATAAAGTTGCTGTTTGTGCATTTAGGTCTAATATATTAGTAAACACTTGCAACCGTTTTCTATCTTCTAAAGTTAAAATTATATTATTTGTATTTTTTGTTTGAGCACTATCTAGTAAAGCAACATCTTTAAATGCATCGTAAATTCCACATTTATAGCTATTTAACGTAAGGGTCACCACATTAATACAGCCATCCTCATATATTGCGGTAATACTTGGTCGATAAGTTGTAACGAACTGTTCGGTTGGATAATAGATGTGTGAAACTATTTCATTTCGTATTAAAGTTTGCTGTGGAGATATATAATTAAAATTCTTAACAACTTTAGGGGTGTCGTCATTAAAATCGTATACTAAGCGAATTAGTTTTGCCTGTGTTTCATCAAAAGCACTTAGTACAAAATTTACATTTGCAACACAGTATAGATTAATAGCATTCAGCGAAAATTTTTCAAAGCAAAAATCTTGATAACAATAGTCATAAAACGGGCCACCAGAAACTGTTGTTGTGTAATTAACATCAAAATATGTACCGCCAAACGCAGTTAACGGATAAAAAAAATTGTATCCTGTTGGGGTCAGACTAGTATCTTTGAAAATATGATGATCCAGCCAATTGCAAAAATCGTATGTAGATAGTTCCACGGTGTTTGTAGGGACTACTACAAATGCTGTTGTTGTAATTACATCTGTATACATTATTGTGCTCCTTGTTGACATACATAGGATAACATATATGTTCCTGTTATTGTGTCGAGAATAAAGCTTCTATTATCAAAAGTAATTAACGCACATGCAGGAACGTTAATTTGTGGCGGTGGTGTTGCAAATGTACAGGATAAATCATACGTGGTAATATTTGATGTTGACTCAGCCAATGTAAAGGGCGACAATACAAAAAGATGGTTATCAGCTAACGAGACACTCGACCCAAAAAACGCATTTTTTTCAATATATTTTCCTTCCGGGGCAATTGCAACTCCTTGAGAAAATAAACCACCAGGTGTTTTTCTAAATACATGGACGCGTCCTACGTTAATAACACTATCATCTTGTGTAAATCTATACTCTTCACCTGGGCTTCCTACTACACAAATATTATTCTGAAAATCTATAGACGAACCAAATGTACCAAGCGGTGTATTTAGATTGTAAAAACTACCAAGAGCCATTACCAAATTCCATTTGTTTTGAGCTTTATCGTATATGTAATGATATACTTCACCTTGTACAGGTTCAGGTATATTCGCTTTTTGTGATTGCGGTGCACCTACAAGTAAATTATCGTCACTAATTGCCATTTCTTCTCCAAATCCTGTAATAAGATTTGGTGCTATAGTAGCGCTTAATGTTTGTATATATTCCCATATGTTAAAAATATTTTTTCTATACATGTGTACAGTTTCATAATCTGCATTGATTGCTAGATTATTACCGTTTATTTTTACTTTATTCAAAAAGCCTTTATTGTTGTGTATTATTGGATCGTAATTAATTGTTTGATAGAGCTTCCACGTACCAATCTCTTCAGGAGACTCAGATTGCGTAATATAGTTGTATATATGTACAGCACCAGAGACAGCTCTAGTAAAAATAGCAACATTGCTATTTGTTTTATCTATATCAACCCATTTTGATATCTCTTCATCGGGAGTATTAATAAAGAAATTTTTTGAAAGTTTTTCTCCTAAAAATTTATAAAGACCAACTAAAGGCTGCTTTTCATAAATTACACATATATCATTTCCCGCAGACCCTGTAACTTGTATACCTGACCCGGTATAAATAATATTTTTTAAACTGTATTTTACTGTATCAGTAGTATACGTAACAACTTGATTAGGTAAACTGGTTACAATAAATTCTTCCCCGGTGCAGATTCTTCTATTTTCTACTAATCCATAATTAAATTGTGATAACACAGAGGAACAACCTTCAATTTTTTGTTTTGTCAAGACACCCGGAAACCCGGCAACATTAAAATTTTTTACTTTAAAATTAGTTAAATTATTATCAGCTGTATTAGTAAGAGCCACTCTTAATGACTTTCTTTGTCTTTCTGGCAGCGATAATTCTAATACTGTATCAAATTGATTTCTATCGGGGCTATCTTTTAGTTGTACTAAAAGTATAGTACCGTGGTTTTTTAAAATCACTCGAACAGATCTCTGTAGAGGAGATGCACCTATAGCAGCACTCTGATCTACAGTAAATGTTGAAGCATTGGAAAATGAAGATAATACTTTAACTAGATTTATTGATTTTAAAACATTGTAATTATTTGCCACCCCATCACGAACTGTTAATGTTTGTGCATTGTTAATCTCAGTTAAAGGTATTCCAGTACGACCGTTTATACCTGCAGCAAATAAACCTTTGTTATCAAATCCAATACCTAAAAAAGCTGCCTGAAGCCCAGGGAACCCACCTAGCTGACAATAGTCTTGCTCGTTGCTTGGTGCATACCCTAAGCTTGAACCGGGGCCGCCACCGCGTGGCGCATCACTAATACTATCAAAAAATACTAATGCAAACCCTCCAGTTGAGGAGCTATTGTAAGAAATACGTTCATATTCAAAACTAACAATAATATCACTCCATATATCTAGCGCTTGCTCGTTAAATAATGCTATATTGTATACATCCTGATTCATAGTTTATATTATTTAAAGCGGAAATGCTGTTATGGTTAAATTCTGAGTCATTACTACATAGGCTTTTGGTTCTACTGTAATACCATCGCCTGAAGCATATGGGGCCCCGCCTGACCCTAAAATTATACTTGGATCAACAAGAGACAATGTATCCCCTATTATTGCATTTTGATCCATAAAGGAGAGATTTATTCCAGGCCCTGGTTGATACTTAAATTGCAATCCACCACCAGGTATAGCTTCAGTAAGAAAATAATGCACATCGCAGTCTGTAGAAGCATCTACTGTCTCTATATCAATAATTCTATTTGCTGCATATATTGCTTGACAAGACGTGGTACCGCAATTAATATTTGTACCGTATCTACCAAGAGGAAATGATGTGACCGTAACACCACAAGTTGTTTTGTTTAAGATAGTCAATGTGTAGAACTCAAGTGCAGAAAACGTCGCAATAACTGTAACATCATTGTTTAAAGTAACTGTTCGTGCACTAATACCATCAACAGGTGCAAAATATATACTAGATAAATTAAGAAATGTACTACCCTTTACAGCTGTGCATCGTACTGTTAGTGTTGTACCGCTCAATACAGCAAATTTGAGTACATCAACGTCACCTTGAACACGCTCCTTGTAATAAAAAACCGGTGGTACTTCAAAATTATTAAATATTTCTGGATAAGAAAATGCATCTCCTACACCATCTCCTGAAATAATTAACGTTAATGTATAATAACCTATATCAAAAATTCCCGTTACCTCGCGTGAACGGTCCATCGTTAGTTTGCATATATAGCCTGTATTTACTGTATCTGCCGGTTCAGCTATAACTACACTTGCGTAAGGAGTAATCGTTGATTTTAATGCATATTCTTCATTACTACAATCACTGTCACCTATCCAATATTTTAACCGCCTACCTGGTGATGGTCTTGCACAAAGTGTAGCTGTTTGATTACCGTATCGTGCTGTGTTTGTTCCAGATAAAATAAATGTACAAGCGTCAGAACAATTATATTTATAGAAAAAGCTATCTCCGTATGTAGGTACACCGTTATCAACATTATCAGCACCAATTATAATGCTATCATTTGCAGACTGTGCTTGTACAAACGATTTAACAAAAACTCTTAGAGGGTATTCATAACTTCTTATATACCGCGCAAAAATATTTGCATCTTCTGTAACTATAAAGGTACATCTGGTACCAGCAATACCGTTACATCCTCCCCCATCATATCCATACATAGCCCATCCAGATATTGGAGTAACAGCAGAAAGCGTAACAAATTTGCCTTTAGGATATAAAATTGTTGTTGATGCTGGCCCTTGCGAACCATCATTTGCAGCTACGTTTATTCTTAAATCTTGTGAAAAAACTCTACCCGCCGGCGTAGTAACAGTAATTGTCCGGGTAGGAATTTTTTGAAAATATGCATTAAAATTAACTGAAGAAACGACTGTAAAGATACAATCTGTGGTAGTTTTATCGCATGGACCGCCTATCCAGCCAATAAAATTACTCCAATAGTCCGCACTAGCGATAAACGTTACTGTCGTATTATATCCGAATAATTCAGAACATTCAGAATTACAATCTATACAATATGGATCTGTGATAATTTTACCATCTCCATCTCCTTGCTTTGCAACTGTTACCGAATTATAAATGGAATCAGGCGAGTCACATAGTAATCCAGTAAAACCAGGATTATTGCTAGTCAAAACAAATTTTATCTGATTATCAGAAAATCTAGTTATTTCAATATTAATATCTATATTATTTTTTGTTTGAGTAATATTAAGAGGGGATTGAGACGTTAATAAGGTAGCATTTTTGGTGAAAGCGTCCCATATGAGGTTTGTTCCTGTATTTTTTATGGTATAACCCGAGCATCCTAAAAACATAGTTACTTCATTATAGGACTGCCAGTCAAAATAGGCTATATACGTACCAATAGTATTTATTTGTAATGGCTTAACACCATCGCAGAACAAATAATTAACACCTGTTAAGTTTAATGTTGACCCGTGAAAACTACCTTCTTTAAAAAGATGTGCACCGATATTACCTGTTTTAGAGCCGATATATTTAACGAATAACGATAAATTTTGAGTAAAATAATTGTTATCAACTACATAATAAAAAGGCTGATAGAGCTGTGGTATATTAGTCTTAAAGAAAGGTTCAAGTTTAGTAAGTTGTTCGTTAACAATAAATGGAAGGCTATTTAAATTTTTACCTAAATATGTTAAGTTAAAGAGATTAGAACGCTGCAAATATTCAAAATTTATTCCTTCTAACTGAACAATATTGAGCTGAGGCGGATTATTAATAGTGCTAAGTGAATAAACATTTTGACTATAAGTTTCACTATTTGGATATATAAGTCTAGAATTAAGAGTATCTAAATTTATAATATATATTTGTGGGTACAGTGCTTTAAAATTAGTTCGATAACCATTTATATCTAATTTTAAAAAACATAGATAAAGATTGTTTTCTTTTTCTGAATACCATTCCCCGGCGAAGTATTCAAGCTTATTATTCAAAAAGGCTTTTTTATAGAAAAGATTTTGAGTGCCTGCTGGTATTATTTTGTGTGTAGAATAATTAAAATTAATACTGTCTACTAAAACGTATCCGCTCGTCTCAATGACAAGAGTATTATTATAAATTGCAAAATAATTAATTCCATTTTTTAAGTCATCTAGTATAACTTGAGGATATTTTAATAAAATAGAACTTAATACTTCTGTTCCGGTTTGAATTTTATTTGTAATGGTATTTCTAACATACAACTCCCCAGGTAGAGATTTTTTTTCAAATAAAGAATTTTGTGTAAGCTGTATATTATTATATTTTAAAACCGTTGATTGACCTGGCATTATACCATCACTAGTAACCGGTATAGTAACAGTTTTTAAATTATCTATATTTTTTACCAAACAAAAATCATTACCAAATAAATCACTGCCCCAATACACCGGGGTATTATTGTTTATTAAAAGAGAGTCTTGTCTCGCTGCATTTGGATAAGAATTTGCCTTATCAATACCTGGCCAGAGATCTAAATTACTCCATGTATTTTTACGAATACCTTCCCAAAAATCAATATTATCTTGTACTCTACTTATTCCGGCAGGCATTAGTTTGATATCGTCTTCTCTACTTTGATAGCCATAGTACTGATTGTTATATGAAGTTGCAAAAACATCTCCAAATTTATACTGATTGCTACGGCTAGTCTTATTCCACGACACATCGACAACGTACGAGATGGGTAAAAATGTTTTATCTTCATTTGAATTGTACATTACATTTCCAATAATATTTGGATCCGGAAACGCGTAGACTGTATTGGGTTGTAATTTATCTATATCTACTTCATATTTTTTAGCTGGTGTATTAAAAAGTAAAATCCCTTGATGGTGCGGTAGGAAAAACCTTCCTATTTCATAATCTGCATATAATAATTCTAGGTTTTGTACTGATGCAACTGTTGCATGCTGCCGGTTTAATAAATTTAATGTAGGTGCACCTGTTAGCGGCGATACAGAAAATAAAAGACCCGATACAATTTCAGTATTAGTGCTACCTGTACTCAGATAATAAAAATCATTAGCTAGATATTTTGGCGCTAGTTTATTTAAAAGATTTATTTTTAATGTGTCTGTAGTATTACTTTTTATATAATCAATAAAGTCTCTAGCTTTTAGATAATTTATTTCGGTACCTGATAAATAAGGATTAATTGAAAATGAGCCATAAAGAGATTCAATGTAAAATGGGTATTGATTTATAGTATCGATAACAGCTTGCTTAAAATCCAAATATAGGCTGGGAAAAACAATATTAGTTGCTGATATATTTTCTAGACCTGTTGTATTTTGCTCATTTTTAGCAGGTTGATTGTAGTAATTATCAGTTAAATCGTACAATTCTTCTATTTCGACATTTAAATCTGTTGCAATAGACGACAAGGGTGGGAAAAAACAAGGCCTATTATCAAAAAATTGATCAATTTGAGCTGTAGAAAAGATAATATCTTTAATTAATTTTTTTATACCAAACGAGGTACCTCTTATATTGTACTCAATGGGAGAATTTTTTATACTTTCCCGAGCTATGCTGTAATATAGACAGAGCTGCTTTAATTTAGTAATAAAAAAAGGTAATATTATTTCTACATCACTAGCATTATTTAAATCTGCATTAGAAATAAATCTGCGCTCTTCTTCAGTACTGTAAGTAATAGCAATTTCTCTTAAAACTTGAATATACAATGATTGTAAGGTGCTTAAAGACTCGCTTTTTGATAGTGATTTTTTTTCTGACCATATTAAAACATAATTTTTATAATTAGCAAACTGAACATTAACATCTGAACTAATTGAACTATTTTGTTCTAGCCATTCTATAAACGTAAAAGGGGTATTGCTATCTTTTGCGAAAGCATCATTATTGATAATGCTTGAAACTATCATAAACCTAACCCTTCATATAAAGACTTGGCAATTATTCTTTCCATTGTTCCACCGTATTGAGTCCATTCAGTGTATGAACTTTGTGTATTTGTAAATGTGGTTTGTGGATTATCAAAATCAATTACGTTGTTAGTAGATGTTAACGGCATGTATGGTATGTATTTATAAAAATTGTAAAATTGGCCAATTTCTTCACCTGTCGCACCATTGGTAACTAAATTCCAGCCCCAATCATAGTTAATACCACTTAAAGGGAATGGCACACCAACAGAGCAAACTACACCATCCGTTTCTGGTACGAGAGTGTTGTATATAATGTTGTATTTACCGCTAAATTTTTCGTAACTAACAATAGGATCACCACCAATAAAACTACCATCTTTAATATTGATTTGTTCGCCCAAATTTTTATTATTACTATCCAAACTAAATTGCTTGTTAAATGTATTAGGTGAGCCAAAAAGCTGATTTTGCCTGATAGAAAGTAAGTTCATAATTCTACGTAATCCCGGTGGATAGTTTACATTAAACTGTAGAAGCTGTTTTCCGACTAGGCTGTAAAGCTGACGCAATGAATCTAATTCACAGGTCGTAATATCGTTTTTGTTTAAAACAAAATTAGCTATTTTTTCATAAATGGTTTTACCCAAGCTTGTAGGCAAACTATCAGAATCTCCGACAATTTGCCCTAAAAAATTATCAAACAATTCCGGTTTGTTTAGGAGGGACTCCTGTAACACGTAATTTTTAAATGTTGTACTAAGATCAAAATTTTCATTAATTTTTGAGACAACTGGCTTATTTTTAATAATAGTAAATAAATTACTCTTTCCAAAAATATATCTCGGAGCCGGTATTGTTGTACGAATGTATTTGTTGATCCACCTTACACCTGTCCAGTCACCAACAACTAAATATTGTGCTTGAGACCCATAATCAGTAACAAGTCTCATATCAGGTAAATCGCCTGTAAATATACCTGATAAGGGCAACTGTGTGAATGTATCGACTGGATAGAAATATATTTTACCTGTTTGATTATGCAACACCCACAAATAACCTTCTTCATCACAAGCAATACCCCCTATGTATTGCTGGTAAGTAGATGTTAGGAGAGCTGGAGATATATCTAAACTAATCTCAGACACTAAGCCTGAAGGGGTAATTCTAGTGATTTTTGAAGATGAATTATTGAGATAAATATTTTGATTTAAATCTATACTCATACGACCTGCATTAAATATGGAAATAGGAAAATTAGCCGCTAATTCCAATGTCGGTGACCATTTAAATATGTAATCCGATACAAAATTTGGATTTGGTAAATTGTTTTGCAAGTTTTTTACGATAGCATATATGTTATTACTTACATCAACAACAATTTCCTGTATAGAAGTGTTTTGAGGTAAAATAAAATGACCAAGATAAGTACCGCTACTGTTATACTTAACAATCATACCGCTCAACGGATGGCTATATCCTATTATAATATTATTATCTACGTCTGTATCTAAGCAAGCAGGTAGCAATGTGTTTTCACCTGTAAATCCTGATTGATTTAAATAGTCTTTATCATTTAAAAGCCTATTATTAAACGGCGGTACAGCACAAGCAGTTATGGTAAGCGTGTTATAATCAAATTTAAAAGATGAAACTGCGTCATATAAGGAAATCCATGCGTTGCCCTCCCCGTCTAGAGCAATACTTGCTGGTGTCGATCCATCTAAATTGCCAAGCAAATTTACAGCAACAGGCAGACTATTAGTACCAGTAGAAACATAGGCATTTTTTAAATCTATAGTACTAATTAATACGCCGTCCGGTGTATAAATTTTTATTTTGTCATTATCGGCATCGGTAACATATACTCTATTTTGCCCGCGCCTGTAATTGCCAAACGGCAATACAGAAACATTAACACTCGATTTTTGATCTGTATTTAAATTAATAGTATTAGTTCCTATAATTTCAAATTGTAAATTTTCCGAGCTACTGTGATCGAGAAGAATTTTTTTATTAAATCTCTTTAAATTATTAATACCAGGTTGACCTGCATAGCCATAGGTGATACCTAAATTGATAACAGGTTGGTCTTGTATTAAGACACAGGCGCTAATAACTGCAGCATTTACGGCAGTATTTGTTTTTAATTGGCCACAAAAATAACTACTATTATTATATTCCGGTACAGAGGTGTTCTTTTCAAAAACTGCATCTGATATTCTTTCGTATCCGTATTCAATAATATTCTTAGTCTGTAATAACTGAGTATTGTAGGGTGGTGTTTTTACTTCTACTAGACTAAGACTAATACTGTTTAATTCTGTGGGGAGCTTTCCATCAAAGCGAAAATTAGTTATTGGTGAATAATTTTTTGTAGTAAAATTTTGTGAATCTTTAAATGTACAACAAAAAGAAATATTAGAATCTGTCCATTTTAGCGGGTATATGCTAAAAGAATTAATAAACTCTTGCTTGTACGTACCAGTTATATCGGTATCACCTTCAATTGTTATACCGTTACTAGTAATACTAATTTCTTTTGCTGGGTTAAAAACTGACTTTAAATATTGAGTTTGCCACGGTACATTGTAAATTCCGTAAATAGAAGGCGTTAAATAAGCATTTAAATTTCTAGAAATAGTAAAATCATCCTGTAGACTTATACTATCTTGATGTGCTTGAATAAAAATTAATGTGTTTTTACCAGGCGGCGACGGTGTTTGATCAACATAGCTAATAAATTTAGAAGCTTCTAGTGTACTGCCAGTTGTACCAATAAATGCTGTTGTTGAATCTGGTCTATTTTTAAAAATAAAGCCTATCTCCCCATCTTCCGTAAAAGTAGGTGTTGCATATACACTTACTGATGTTGTTGTTGTTTTATCTACTATTTTTGTTAAAAAATTTGGTGAAGTAGTATTTGTTTCAATAAATCCAAAAAAGTTTCTTAAGTGTGAATATTTTCCTTTATAATATTCTTCTGGTGAATAAAAAGTACTCTTTGAACCAGATGCGTATAAATTTATAGTATAATTATTTTCCAATAATGTTTTATCGTGCTGCCAGCTATTGTATCTGAATATTTTCAAAGGTTCGCTTTTTTTACCAGCTGGTAGTAGGTATAACCCTTCTAAAAGCGAGGGTGTCAATCTGTCAAAAACCAGTAAATCAGGCATTACATTATAGACACTTAGACTATTACCTAACGTCACAGTACTGGTTTTTCCATTTTTATTATAAAAGGTAGCTGATACATTATAAGTGCCAGGGAAGCTATAGCTATGCATAGCACTCGGGCCAATAAAAGTAGTGCCATCGCCAAAATTCCATATTATTTGATATTGACTATAGTTTAAGCTATCTTCTAAAATGCTCCAAACAGGCTTAAAATAAAACGGTGTGTTTGGTAAAGCATAACTTTTAAAATTTTTTACAGAAAAGTCCTTTAACACCGACACATTAATAGTCACCGCCGGTAGAGCCATTTTAATACTCCCTTATACTTTTCTCTTGCGTATCAGGTGTTACTATAGAAATTCTTGAAAAGATAGTCTCTGGTTTATGTAAGAAAGGAATCTTAAATCTCGGCAACACTATATTTTGATTGTATAAGTTGATATCTTCGTTAGAATTGCTGTATACAGGATTAAACATTATAAGACTTAATCCGCTTTTAGAAATTGTTTGACCATTAACTATACGCTGTGTCTTTAGCGAAGAAACACCCTCAATACTCAATATAGTAGACGTTAAGTATGTAATGTCAATTAATTGACCTAATTTACAGTTTTCTACGCTAAAATAGTCTGTTATAATATTAACAATTTGCGATTTAATTTCATTTTCTGATAGCCTGCTATCCGGGAGTCTACCTATCAGTAAAGTTGTTTCGTCGGCTATTTCAGTGGTCAATTCATTGTTGGCAATCTCCTCTGTGCTAGCTATACCTAAAGATACAGCCATGTATACAGGATCCATCATTACTATTTCTGTAGTAGCTATTTTTATATCCTGCAGTTGATTAATTATTTTACCCTTTAAGCCGGTGTTTAAATAATTATTTCTAATTGTACCGCTGAAAACACTATCATTTTGTAATTTCGGAATGGTATAAACATATAAATTATTAAAATCACAGCTATCAGCAAAAGTTACTTGGTTAAAAAGTACTCTACTATCATTATTAGGGGCTTTTAATCCCAAATTATAAAGATACCTAACATGTTCTGCTAAATACTCCCAATTGTTTAATACCTTAACATCGTTAATTACATTACTAAAATTATTTTTTATGTATTGTTCGTAATCTTCTGTTGTGACCAGTCTATATTGTGTTTTGAAAAAATTAGGGGCATTTTCTCTTATACTTTGTGCGTCTTCAAGCGTTGAAAAAGTTGTACTAGGCAAGGAATTCGAAAAAGTAAGTGAAGCGGCTTGCGTAAAATTAATATAAGTCGTTCCTGTTTTAATATCGTTAAAAATTTTGTTAAAAAGGGGTTGGTTATATAGAAAGAGTTTACTACCATTTAAAACATTTGGACCAATCTGCCCTGCAACACCGTCGCTTTTTAAATAAAACACAGTAACAATAGAATTTGAAGGTAATTGTTTTCCATAAACATTGTTACCAAATTTTAACACATAAAGTTGATTTTCGTTTAATCTACATTCAAAACTTTTACTAGTCGAAGATTCTAGATATAAATTATTAACTCTATTCCATCTTTCGTATTTACCCGTTTCTGTAGTAACATACACGTGTATGCTACTATGGTCTATAACTTCAGAAACACCTTCTTCATTGACTGATACAATAGAAAATTCTTCATAAGGCTGACCGTTAGCAATATATGCAGGGTAAGGTACCATAGTACCCTGATAGAGTATTGTGGAGTTAGAGAAGTCTTTTAAATCCTCCTGTCCATCAGTTGCCTTTAAAAACGTTACATCCTCTGTAAATGTATATGCAATCCCGTTTATTGTAAAATAGGAATATCTTGGTATAGTATATAGCCCTTTAGGTAGCGTTGAAGGGGCGCTAGCATTAAAAGCTAGTGCACTAGTCTGGTTTCCTATTGGATTATACCCTAAGAGCTTTACTATTCTATTCATATTTTCATATAACTGGGCCTGGTTGAAAGATCCCTCGCTAGCTGTTTTGTTGAGATAAAATAGCAGAACGTTGTAGCTATATGCAATAATATCTAAAAGACTATTAAAATTACTTCCCTCGTAAATTTGATCTGTAAACACGCCACCAGCATTTAAACGCTGAACCATTAATGACTTCAAAGACGCCGCATCAAACGCAGCATATGCATTTAAAGGTAAGTTAAAAGGATTTGTTGTAAGACTAGTATTCATTTTAATTAAAATAATAACCAGACTCGTTAAGTACTCCTACCAAAGTAACTTCATTAATGCTTAGCGATGGCACACTAATAATCATGGCAATGCTATATTGATTATTCTCTACATCAGCTTCAACATTAATGTTTCTTATTGCTACCCTTGGCTCAAACTTCTTTATACCTGTAAAAATAGATTCACCTATGATTTGCGCTTGTGACACAGATACTGGGACAAATAAATATTGCATCAAATTTAGCCCATAAATAGGGTTTAATATTTTTTGGCCAGGCATTGTAGTGAACAACGTAAAAAGACTGTTTTTTATTGCTCCAATATCTTCTGAGCGTTGTAAATCTTTGATTTCCCTACGTTTCTCTAGCTGAGTATTTTGAGTATAATCAACTTTAAGATCTAAAAGCAAATCAGTATAAAGTGGGCCTTCTTCCGGTGCAGAGAATGTGTCTAAAACTATAGCCGCCATATTTTATTTATTACGTAATATTTGTTACAAAAGTATTTATTTGCATAGTTTAAGGTATAAATAATATGTATGAATAAATTTGTCAAGCTATATGAGTCTGCCATTCAAAGATTTACAAGAGGCGGATTTTTAACAGGAGATTTAGTTAAATTCACGGAAAATGCGTTTAGAGATGAGTTTTTTAAGGACCAAGCTTCTAACTATATGGCTAAGGCAAAATCATTTGCAGAAAGCGGGTTAAATATACGGGTTAGCGCCGTAAAAGCAGTAAGACCCACTATACATTCAGGAGATATTCAAAACGAAGCTGAATCGTTTCTCGTAGATATAGTTCTAGAAGTTGCTCCGGGGCTTTATAGAGAGTTCATTACAGTGCCTGCTAGGGTTTTAGAGCATATTGATACCTATCCAAATTTAGCTCCTGTTCCTGATGGTTTAAAAAGAAAAGATAGTTCTAATATAGATCCTAAGCTAGAGGAGGCGGAAAAGGTAATTAACAGTACAATGTTACCCCACCGTCAAACTAAAACAAGTGATTTAGGTGATAAGAAGGATAGCGACGGTGATAGAAAGCTTAATAATGTTAACGTTCAGATACCTAGTTCTCCTGCAGAAGGGGAAAAAACACCTGAAGTCAATCCTAATTTTCCTAATCCCGGAAAAACAACAGCAAGATATTTACCTAAGCGTTAATTTCGTTTAACGATAGTAGTAAGCAATAAAAATTAATTTCTTGGTCTAATACTAAAGCAGACCTATACATATATTCACCTATAGTAACAAGCCATAGTTTTTTCTGATTATCTGATAAACCGTAATTACCAGTACACACTTCATCAAAAAGGGTTTTCATTAATAATGAGTAATCACCATTAAATGTAGCTTCATTTTCAATAATAAACTTTCTACTCTGTAAAATTTTTTTTGATGTTATAAGCTGCAATAATTTAACTATAAACTCGCCGCTTACGTTTAATTCCGGAATTGAAAGAGAACCGTCAATGCAATATTTCTGCATTTCATTAATACTTTTGCGTATATCAGGAAAGTATTTTCTTAAGAGAGATATTAAGCCTTTTTTACTGTCTTCATTTATTTTAATATTTTCTTGCTTTAAGATAAAAAGACATCTTTTAGCCGCCTCAGCAATACTAGGGTCTAAGTCAATTGACTGACATCTGCTTTGTAGAGGTACTATAACCCTGTGCTTATAATTACATGTTAAAATAAATCGACAATGGCCTGCATATTCCTCTAAAACATTTCGTAATGATCTTTGCGCATCAATTGATGCAATACCGTCTATCTCATCAAGCAAAACAATCTTTTTTTTCCCATTAAAACTCTTTGTCCGACTAAACCCTGTAATATCATTACGTACAACATCAATACCTACCTCCGAGCAATTTTGATAGATAAATTCTGCTTCTAAATGATTAATAAGAACCTTTGCTGTGGTTGTCTTTCCAATACCTGCATGCCCACAAAACAGTAGATTAGGCACCTCATCATTCTTAATAAAAGTCTTGAGAATGCTTCTGTTTTTATCTGATAAAATTACATCATCTATTTGCTTTGGACGATATTTTTCAGTCCAAACTTTATCAACATCTATCATTTTCCGCTACT